ACAATGAAAACATTTGGCTGCCATTTGCGCTTGTAGTTATTGTTCCAGCGCTTAAATTTGCGTCATCGGCTCCGAACGTTGGAGTGGTGGCGGTTTTATCGAAGCTGAACGCTGTCGGTGATGTGTTTGTAAGTTTTATCGTGGTTCCGGCAATCGGCAGCGTGGCCGTAATCGTCCCAGTCCCGGAAGTGGTTAGGCTGGCCCCGGTGCCCACCACCATTGCCGCAGTCGTATTCGTCCCGCCCGTGATCGCGTTAAAAGCCGTCCCTGCCGCACCACTGCCGCCAAGCGTTACCGTGAATTGCTTGAAACTCGGTGCTCCCAGAAATACCTGATACTGCGCTGCCGCCGCAAAGAACCCAAACCCCCCTCCAGGTCCAATATTAGACGGATTGGAAACGGGTGCCGCCAGCCCAACATCGCTGAAAATGTTCGAAGGTGTCGGACAGGGATTCGCCGTCGAAATCGGGCACACGAGGATCGTAGTATTCGGGAACGAACTCGGCAGCGACCAGAAGAACCCCTGCCCCCAAGCGCTTCCACTCAACAACAACAACCAGAGTAACTTTTTCACTGTGTCATCCTCCGTACCCCTGCACCGTTCCCACTCGGCGGTTGTGGCTTGTGAGGTCGAGCCGCTTGCCCCTTCTCCGCGCGCTGCTGCCTGACTTGTGGCGACTGGGGAATTTGGCCGCCTTGCTTGCCACCCTGCTTCCCACTATCCCCGGAGGGCTGCTTGCCCTGAGGTAACCCGCCTTGGCCTCCAGGAGTCCCGCCAGCCGCACTTTGGCCTGCTGCCTCCCCTGACCCCTGTGACATCGCCTGCGCCTGCTGCATGCGAATCTGGTTCATTACGTGCATCTGCATGTGCTGCTTGATGACCTGCCTGATTTGCAGGTTCTGAGGATCTCTCCCAAGATCCGAGTTCAGCCACTGCCGGCAGATGTCGATATGCACAGCATCGTTATCCACAATCAACTCAGGCTGGATGACCTGCATGCTCTGGGTCATGAGCTCGATTTCTTCCCACTGCACTTTCTGGTCCCCGTACAGGTTGTCGAGTTCCCTGGGGAGGTGAAATAACTCCATTGACTTCGCTTTCACTCTGGGGTCCTGCGGGTCGAGCATGCCCGAGGCAATGGCTTGGGACATGGAATCCTGCTGGCCAGGGTCAATGGGGAGGACTCTCGTAACGATCTTGATGCGGTCCATGTCGATGGCCGCGCCTTTCAGCTTCTCAAACTCCCAGCGGCCGTTGATGCCAAACACCGAGTGCACCCGCTCATCGAGCCAGTTCTCCGACGCCAGTTGCAAAGTCTGTCTCGCCCACAAGGCGTCAGCGGTTTTCCACAGAGCCAGTTGGGGGCTGAGGGCTGAATCGGACTTGGCACTCGCTGCTTCCTGGCCGCCCCAGGTATTGACACCCTCTTCGTGCTGGCCTACGGCCGCAGGTGAGACTTTGGCGTGAAACTGCATGTCGGTCAGGTGCGCGGTTCTCCACTGCCAGGTCTCGTTCGAGAGCGGCATGGAGTTGATCTGGTGGAAGGCGTCGCTTACAGGTTTTCCAGCGGCTTTGACTTCGATCAGCGTCGACGGGTCATTGATGATGTTGTTCTTATCAATTCGTTGAGAATCAATTCCAAGGATCGGCGCCGAGTTGTATCCCTGGTTCCGCATGATGAGTCGATCGGTTTCATCGAGTTTGAGCTGTCCGGGGATAACGTCGTCGTCGCCGTCTCCCCAGATCCGGCCGGGCACGGGGATGAAGACGTAATGGGTCCAGTGGTTTTCGATGGTGTCATTTCTGGCCTCTAGGAGTGTGTCTCCGGTCTTGCTGGCATAGAGTCCGTCCGGGAATTTCTTGACCATCTCGGGATCGAAGAAGTACAAGCTGGGCCTAAGCCATCCTTCAACGAGGAGTGCTTTGGCGGCGGCAGTTGCTCGTTCGTACCATGCGGCATATTGCGTTGGATCTCCGGGCAGATCGGCCAGGCTCTGCATGTAGATGAGGCCGAGGTCCCCACCGGTGGAGTAGGCTTCTCCTCCGCCTTCGGCTCCGACCGAGAGCTTGATTTTCGGAAAGGCCGATTGCAGGCCCAGGCGGTCAACCACACGATTCCGAATAAGGAAAGGCGCATGCCAGAGGTCATACGAACTGCTCCTGAGATAGATTTCGAGGGGGTTGACCGCTTCCGTCATCAACTCCCCTTTGGGATACTTTACTTCGCCGGTTTGCGTGGGGACGCGACTGGTAACCGGGGGCGTCGCTTCGACGGGGCCTTGACAGCCGGGACACTGCTCGTGGGTTCCTTCCATGGGTCCGCAGTTGGAACACTGGCTGCCTCCGGGCGAGAGAAGGATGTCGCGATCTTCGTAGACCGGGGCTGCCACGTAACCGTATCTGGGATCTTTTGAGTAGTAGGCGTAGCGGAAGGAATTCCCGAAGAGTCTGAGGTTGATGGCTTCGAGCACCCGGAGGTAGTCATATTTCACCGTCTGCTTGATGATTTCTAAAGCCGTTTTGGCAGCCTTGGTCGCCGCCTGCGCTTCCGCATCGTCGTTCGAAGGAATGGGCTCGATCAGAGGCTCATTCTGGATATAGGCTTTGACCCCGTACAGCACCAGCGTCCGGTAGTAGTTGTTGGGGAAAGCATAATCCCCGGAATCCTGCTGCAGCACATCCCAGGCAACGTTGATGTCGGACCACTCCAGTTCGTGGTAGCCCATATAGAACAGGCAGTTTCGAAACCATTTTCTAGCGAATTGAATTTTCTCAAAAGATCCTTCTCGCCAATAGTAGTCAACCAACCATAAAACGCGCTTCTCTAATGTTTCTCCTAATGGGTAGCCACGCGCTACATCCTGCGCTTCCGGTTTTTCGGTTTTGGTACTTAGAACTTTATCTTTGCCTTTAAAGAAATCGGAGACCTTACCTCCCAATCCCGTGATAAGACCGCCGCTAGCTGGCATCGCGACCTTCGTGTTCTGCGAGATAAGCTTCCGCCTTGGTAGCCCATCCGGGAATGGACTCAACACGATTCAGAAGTCCATTGCACGGAAGACACAGGAGTCCGCGACTCTTGCCGGTTGTGTGGTTGTGGTCAATGGCAAGCCTATTGGTGATCGGAGCCTTGCCGCAGATTGCACAAACTCCGTTCTGCTTTTCCAGCAGCGCATCGTACCAAGCCTTGCCGACTCCATACATCCGATGCATGTCTCGATCCTTCGCGCGGTCCTTGTTCTGCCGATACCAAGCGCTTGAAACGGCCAGCTTCTTTTCCTTGTTCTTCAGGTAGTAGCCGCGATGATATTCCGCCATGTGCGCCTTGTTTCTGGCGGCAGACTCGCGTTTCAATTGCGCTGCCCGTTCAGGATTGGCCTCGCGCCACTGCTTCACATGCGCTCGATTCTCTTCAGGAGTTCTCACTTTTTCGCCTGCCGCATGCTTCGCAGAAAATCCGCTCCCGGCAGGGGCATGGAGAACAAAGTCTTCCTGGCTTTGGCTGCCACAGGTTCGGAGGGAGCGAGTTTACCCTCCATACTTCCCGCGCTCACGCCCTGCATTTCGGAAAAAATCCTCATCAACCGTGTCTGAAACTGGAACACCAGAATCAGACTGAGGATCGCGACGGCCGCGAGGCTCAATACCAGCAAGAGCAGAATTGACATCGTCAGCGTTGATATCGTCATCAAAAACTCCGTATTTCCGCGGGTTCTCGAAAGGTAAATCCGGGTTACCCATGGCGTCCTCCACAACACTCTCTGCCCAGCCAGCGTTCCTGCCCATGCACCGTATCCATATACACCAGATCCGCGGACACCCGCCCGCAGCGACTGCAGCGCCCCTGCTTGCCGCTCGATGGCATCAGATTTTTGATGGGAATTTTCGGAGCCGCGTCGAGTTGGGCTTTCTCCGCGGCAATCTGGGAGTCCAAATTTGGATCAGCCACGATTGATTTTGAACCTCTCAACAGCGGTTCTCCAGGATACGAGGTCATCGTCAAGCCACGCCGAGCAACAGTCCATCCCTTGAACGTCGCGGCCAAGCACGCGGCAGAATCCTTGCTCGAACGCGCGCTTATCCTCGCCCGGAGTCATGTACATGTCACAATCGTCCCCACCATTCGCCCCTGAGCAGCATGCCCCGGAGTATTCGAGGCCCACTTCGGGAGCGTTGACGTAGCATAATCCCGCATCGTCAGGATTCAGCCGCGCCAAAGTCTTTTCCGAGCCCGTATGCGGGTCGCCCTTGACCCAGTAGCTGCACAGCGGCCAGTATTCAATCTGTTTCGAATCCGCGGTTGGGACTTTCGGCCAGATCAGCTTGTGAATCTCGACCGTGCGGCTCATCAACTGACAGCTCCTGCCGTAGTTGTAGAAGACGCAGTTGTAACAGGATCTGGGTTCGTTGTCGGCTGACGCAGCGGAGGAGAATGCGACCTGCCCATTATTCAGGATCGGAGGCAGTTTCGCGTCAGGAGCGGAAATCACCCGGCGAATGGAGTTGATTTTCTCCAGATTCTTCGCTTTGTAGGTCAGAAACCCGTCCGTTTTCACTGCACTCTCTTGAGTTTCTGTTTCATCGACTGCACTTTGCCGACTTTCGCGGCCTTCTCAGCCAAAAACTGCGCGGGTGCGGGATTGGAGGTATTGAGGACTGGGCTTTTGGTGGCCAACTGGTGTTGCAAGCTGACCCCCGTAGGCATCGGAGTCACGGGAATGCCGGAATCGGTGTCGTCCGAGACAACCGGAGGGGTCGAACTGCGGTAAACCGCTCCTCCAAAATCAACTGGCGCCCCACGTTCCTGCGGCATCAGGCTTTCTTGGCCATCTTGATCTTTAATTTCACCGATTTAACGTTGCCCGCTTTGACTGCCTTCTCCGCCAGGCTGCTCACGGGCTTCAAAGTGTCCATGGTCGAGCCCGGCCGGGTCAATCCGCCCAGGATTGCTCCATTGGTTCCCATGTTCGATCGCCTCCCTGCGTTTTTCCGTCTCTGCCTTAATCTTTTCCATCAACTCGTTGTCCCTGAGCACGCCTTTGTCGATCAGCAGGAGCTCTAGACACTCAATCGCAAAGGCTACCCCCCCGACATTCACTGCGAGAGCGGCTGTCTTGCTCATTTTCTTCATTTTCCGCACTTCGGCAGCCAGATTCCCGCGCATCAAGCACCTTCTGGTTCTTCTACTGAGTAATTGCCATCTGGTCTTCGTATTGGATTCTTCCATTCATGTCTAATCGTATTAGGAACGTGAAATCGTCTGAATTCAATCCATCCTTCTTTCAACTGCTCTGGCGTAATTACTCTGTACGTCTTGGTTAGCGTTGCTGTATCCGTCATGTCCGCCCTACCCGCTGAAATCTCAGATTCGCAGGCTTTTGGAACCTAATCGGCCCCCGACTCGCCTTCTCCTGCCACTCTTTCATCGTCATCATCTGGTTTCCACCCCGGAACGTCGCCATCTTGTCCCTCAACTTCTCCTGATCGCGCCAATATTCCCGCGAGAGGGCATCCAAAGCAGGATTTTCCCACAACTTTGGCGTCTCTAACCGTTCGGGAAGGGGTCTGAAGGTGTGGATGGCATAACGAATCGCGTCGGGGCTATGTGAATTCTCGTGCGAAGCTTCGCCATTGGAGTTCCCGCTGCGATCCTTAGCCCATTTATAACCAGAAAGCTCGCGCCGGGTATTGACGCAATCGGAACTGACAAAAAATCTGGGCGCCCCCTTGATTTTGGCATTGAACGGATGCTCCAGTCTGGGATCCACATGCAGATACTGCGCGCACTTGAACAGCCCCGGCCTTACCTCTTTGATCGCCGGATAGCCATTGATGTCAAACTCCGCCAACTCCAAAGCCGCCTGCCGGTTGGCGTAGTCGTAAGCCAGCCCGTCCTGCTGCCGGCCTTCCATCTTCATGTGCAGTTCTGAAGCAATGACGCGAATCAGCAGCGACGTCCCATAAACCTCAGCGAACTGAAACAGCATTCCGTTGGGAGCGACAGCGATAAGCACACAGGCCCAAGGGTCGATATCAGATCCGATATCAATTCCGACGATGACTGGCCAGGTTTGCGGAGGGACTGGCAAACCTCCAAAAATTCCGTGACATCTTCGAGCATCGTAGACATGAGAGTCCTCCGTGAATTCCTTGTAAACCAGGTCGGTGAAGTCCGAAAAATGTCCATGAATGAACCGCTCCGCCCAATCCGGAGGATACAGGTTCACCAGGTTCTCTACGTACTCTTCCGGCAGGAACGGGTTATCCATGGAACTCGCGGTGATCCCGCGGTTATTGTTCTTCCAGGCTTGTTTTCTTTCCGGATCAAAGAAATGCCGCCACACCCAATCGTGACCGGCTGGGTTCGAAGATAACCGTATGAGATGACGCGGAGCCGTCTTCCGTCGTAAACGTCCAGCCAGCAGGAAAAAGGTCTCTTCTGAAATCTCGGTCGCCTCATCCACATACGCCGCACTCAGATTCATCGACTTGATATGCCCGGCAACTTTAGGATCCGTGATGTCCAGATGGCGGAAAATCAACTGGTGCCCGTTCGACATCGTGTACGTCTTCTTGGTATCTGCCCACTCCCCGTAATTCTCCGGAATCATTTCGAGAAACGTCTTCATGGTCGACGTCTCCAGTGAGTTCATGTTGAGGCGCCCCATGAGGCTGAATCCGCCAGGATCGGCGTACATATTCAGAATGGCCGAGATCACCAGTCCCGCTGTCTTGCCAGAACCAACGCCACCAACGTAGGCCGCATTGCGTTCCTTCGCTGATATGAACTCCTTCTGATTCGGCAGTCGATCCAGGGAGTCGAGCGCATCATGAAACTCGAGCTCCCCAGAGAAAATCCCCATGAACTAGTGCGCTCCTGCCAGCACAGGTCCCTTCGCCTTCTGTGCCGCAGCCTTCTCCTTCGCCGCCTGCCTCGCGGCCGCCGCTACCATCTTCCGCTGATCCTCTGCCGCCTCCCTCGCCTTCTCCCTCGCCTCCCACTTCGGCGCCAGCAACTTCGCACTCCCAGGTAACGGCAAATTCAACGCCTTCAAATCCTGATACATCGTCTCAAATTCCCCAATCACTTCTACCGCAGGCACCACCGGTTTCGTCGCCATGTTTTTCTCCCTTGTCTAATTTTGGACCCTAAACTTTTCTCGGATTCGTACACCCTGGATGGTAATAAAGCCCATCCCCACACATCGTCCCATCATTCGAAATGTGTCCCCCCAGCGCCCTGTCCTCCGCCAACCGCTTCCTCCGCGCTGCATCCCACACCGGCCTCATTGCCCGATACCGCTCCTCCAACTCCCCTTCTTCCTTCGCCTTCTTCTCCGCTTCACTCAACACCATCTCACCCTCCCACCTTTCGACACTCCACATTCGGACACCGACTCGGCTTCCCCACCTTTACCCTCGGTATCCACACCCACCCGCACTCCGTACATTTCCACACCGGAATCTCCACCGAAATAATCATGGCGAATTGTACCAGTGGCGAATTGTACCAAAGTCGAAATCACAGGAAAATTCTATTTCGAAAGGATAATTATTCCGAGGGGGTAGGTCGGTGCGGCCGCTTCGTTCGGGGGTACAACGTTCGATAGCTCAGTATCACAAAACAACGTCATCAAACCCGACAAAGTCTTTAGAATCAGCGTTTCGTGCCGAACCTTGGGATACAGCGCTAGATGCTTCGATCAGCTCCCCGCGGATGTCCTGCGGATCGTTTGCTAATTGCTTGCGAGTTCGTTTTCCCTTGATAACAGGGGCTTGCACGATCATCGTATTGACTGCAAGCTGTAAACGCTGGTCCGCGCCTAACACGGAGCCATTGGGAGCCTTTAAATCCGGGTTCACGGCAACAAAAGGTTTTCCTAATATTCTGCATTCCACGTGTTTACGCATATCCCAACAGAGGGCAAGGTCCTTTTTTGCATATGCTTGTCTGTAGAGCGCTGCCGGCTCAACAATTTCGTCGAAAGCTTCTAAGACTGCAATGTTGTGGCGAATTCCTAAGTCTTTGAGCCAAAGGGGCTTGCGACCGCCCTTGTGGCGCACCTTGAACGTACTATGGCGCCGACCATCGTACTTGCCTTTCATTGGCTGCTCGGGAGTAGAGGCGGGATGGGGGTAAACGCGTTTGGGGATGCCCGACGTGGGACTAGCAGGCATTACGCACGTGGGAGGAGCGTTGGTCAGGCAAGGGGTAGCGGATGAGAAGACCGAATGGGGGTCTGGGAGGGAGAAGCTTAGGGATTACCGGATTACTGAGCCGATTTTGGTTGAGGAGAAATGCTTTTACCGGGCGTAAACGGATTTTGTGGAGTCCGGCCGGCTCTGCAGCATTCTTGCGCAGTAAGACTTGAGCGCGCGACCTGGACACATATTCCCGCGGCCGGTCTGAAAGTTTCTGGCCATCTGATAAGACACCAATTCGCAATGGATTCGCAAGCAACTGGAATTCCGCCAGCGCACGGAGTAGGGACGTCCAAATTTGGACTTGGGGCCAGGTCCTTCCACGGACGAGAGAAAGAATCTGCCCCAAGTCGAGGGCGAATCGAGTCAACAGCTTACTCAGTAGTTTACACACCCTGTCAAAATTTCTTATTGTGTCCGTAATTATTCCATTGACACGTTTATGGATGTACGTATATATTCGTGACAGTCGACAACCAATCGACGGGGAGCAGGAACAATGAATCATACGGAACAAGGCACGATTGAGTCCAGCGTTAGGGCGTCCAAAATTGGACGTTCTAGCGAAGGATTCAAACCCGTCCGGACAGGACGTTAAACACGAGGACACTATGCAACGTTGCTCACCTAAAGCACGATTCGAGTTTATTCACCTGATGATGAAACACTGCACAACCGTACCCGAATTCCAAGCTCGTAACGCGGCTTTGAAGCTATTGCGCTACGGCACTACGTTGGGACGCATCGCAGAGGACCAATGCAACGGCTTCCAAGACTGGCGCGGGAATTGGGACGAACGCGCGGAAAAGCGGGCAGAGGCGAAGGAAGTAAGAATTACCGTGCTAGCGGAAAAGCTTTGCGAGTCGATCGGCTGCAAGATGGTCACACAAGGCGATCCGCGCGGCAATGTCTTGAAAATCGTAGTACCGGACGGCTACACGAACGATTGGGGCCGCGAAGGAATCGGCGTACCTACAAGCTAGCGCATTGTGAGCTCATTTCGCAGGTGAGCTCACTGGGCAGCTAGCCCAAAAGCCTTTCACCAAAGGCTAGGAGAAGAAAAATGAGCAATCCAGTTATCAGGCACGAATCCTGCCACAATTGCGGGCGAGATTTTGAAATCCGCGAGTACAGTTACATGAATCACAGCCAATTGATCCCGGTGGCAACCGACAACGGAAAAGTTCAGATTGGAGAATGCTGCTGGAATAAGCTGGTCAACCGCACAATCGACTGGACCGATAAAGGCTGGACGTTGGTTCCTGAGATCCTTCACGGCGCCGCTCAGTTCGAAGATGCTGCCAAGAATGGCGGCCGGCGATGAGTCAAGGCTTTACGATGCGGGCACGTTCCATAAATATGCTCTGCATGATTGCAGTTCCAACAGAGCAAACGCAGATCGTCCGGGAAACCAAGTTTGATGATGACGTGATACCAGCGACCGCCCGTCACGCGGTAGTGCTTCGGCTGTCCTGGATAGTGGCAGCGCGGATCGCTGTTGCCATTGCGCTCGGCGTGGTCAATCGTCAAGAACTCCTGAGTGGTCTCACCGCAACAGCAGCATTGATTGCCGTAGTGCGCAAAGACGATGGCTTTACGCTCAGCAGACTTATTGCGTTGCCAAGCCAGTTTGAGTGGCAAGCGTTTGCGCTGGGACTTGCGGTAATAGGGTGCTGCCTTCTGCCTGCACTGCGGACACAGATTCGGGCCACCCGACGCCGCACCGCATTGGAAGCAAAGCCCAGCAGCCTTACGCTTCGCTTTCCAAGCCCTTCTGTAATCCGCTTTATTCATGTGGGGAGTAATCCGAAGCATATCAGATGCGCTTAATGACTTGATTTTCGTAGCCGCTCACTCCGAGCGCTACGAGACCTTACGGCTGGTAACCGTTCACGGACTGCTAGGCAAGGCAGTCCAAATTTGGATGTAAAACACGGAACAAAAAAGGGGGCAATCCAATGCCAACATCGCTGAATATCGTACAAAAGTTTTACCCGGAAGTTACATCTGTCACGGATGCAAAAAGAAACATTCGCGTTGAAGTTACCAAGCGGGATTCCAACTCCGCCACCGTCAAGAATCACAAAGGCTGCGCCATGGCAGTGGCTTGCAAACGGAAGTTTAATGCGACGGGCGTGATTATCTCCCGCGCAAGCGCCTATCTCGTGACCGGCGACAAGGCCGTGAGGTACGCGGTGCCCGCTTCAGTCTCCCGCGAGGTCATTTCCTTTGACCGTGGAGCAGGCTTCGAAGAGGGCGAATACCAACTCTCTAAACCTGCAAAAATTCCCGTCCATCACGGGGTCAAAACGGGAAAGGGGAAAGGCCATCAGGGCGGGAGTGACGCGGATCGAAAATTCCATCACGAGACCACGAATGTCAGAACGGCTCTTTACAGCAAAAGGAATCTGGGCTGAACTGCACATTACACGGAGGAAAAATGGGAGCGATTAAGAGTAAGAAGTGTTCGGCTGGGCACAGGATGGCCGGCGACAATCTCTATTTCCGGAAAGACGGCTCGCGCGAGTGCAGGAAGTGCGCAGCCGCGCGTCAGAAGGCACGCCGAAAGAGGCTCAAAAATGAGGCTTAAAGCTTGGTTGCAATGGCTGTTTGCAGTGGTGTTTATGGTTGCCTGGACTGTGGGTACTTTGGCCATGCGTCATCCGATTGAGTGCCTGGTGGTGTGGTTGGCCGTTTTGTGGTTTGGAGCGCTGCAGTTTCCACGGAGGGAACCATGAAGGAAATTAACGCTTTTGCCGTCTTCCTGCGTATGGCGGAAACCGATGATTCAGCGTTGCGCCTCGCGCCATTAGATGGCGTTCTCAACATGAAAATCGTGAAGGCTGGGACGCAAGTGACCATCGGAGCTGCGGGCGATGTCCTCCACGGCATTATGACGGGCAGGTTTATCGGCGGGTTGCTTCTCTGCGATGTGAAGCGGTTCGATCAACTTAAAGCGGAAATGGAGCAAGAGCCATGAAACTCGATCCTCAAGACTGGAAAGACTTGCGCTATCACAAGCCCTTTCCTTACTGGGCAGAGGTGGTTGTCTGCGCGTTCATTCTCATCCTGGGAGCGCTGTCTTGGTACTTGGGGAGGGATCAGTGAACTCGTTACGCTGGAGTCTTAATACCGCTGAGGAAGTGATCAAAGTTGCCCAATTACTTTTGGGGGCTCGCGGTTATGTTGTGTTCCGATATCCCAATTGCACAGAGCAGCGTCTAGGGCAGATTGAACACAACCTCTGGACGGTTCCTGTTGATCAGCCGTTTGTGCTTGTTGCCAAGACGACCCACGAAGATTGGGAAGAACAGCGAAAGCTTGCGGCTCCGGTGGTGAATCGCCCGTACACGCCGATGAGCGCAGAGGCAATGCATTACTACCGGGCGGTGACGGAATGACTCCAGCCGTGCTCTACATGCGCTGCTCAGGGATGGGGCAGGTCGATGGAGATACTTGGGACCGGCAACAAGATGCTTGCCGCAAGTATGCCGACGCACATGAGATTGAAATTGTCGCTGAATACCGCGATGAAGGCTTAAGCGGCAAGACGGAGCTCGAAGGCCGCGCTGGGTTAGCAGCCTGTTTAGAACGTGTGGAAAACAACGGAGTCAAGCTGGTACTGTGCGAGTCCGCTGACAGACTGGCGCGCGATTCCATGATTGCCGAGTTGATCGTCCGACAATTCCAGAAGGCAGGCGTCCGCGTGATTGCCGGGGGCGTGGATCTCACGGCTGGCGACGACTCAAATCCGACCGCCAAGCTGATTCGGCAAATCCTGGCATCCGTGGCCGAGTTCGACCGCTGCGTCACGGTACTCAAACTCAAAGCCGCGCGTGATCGGATGAAGGCAAAAACTGGCAAGTGTGAGGGGCAAAAGGCTTTTGGCCATTACCCTGGCGAAGCTGTAACCCTGACCATCATCCAAGACCTGAGCAGGAAAAGACAGACTCCCACCCAGATTGCACGGCGCCTGAACGAGCTCGCCATCCCCGCTCGACTGGGCGGGAAGTGGCACGGAGCGTCAATTCACAAGATTTTGCGGAGGAAAGTATGAGTCTAAAATTGGACGTCTATGAGACCAGCGGCCGGCTTACTGTCCAAGGCCGCAACCATGTTGTCAAACTGCTCCTGGCCAAGTGGGAAAACGCTCAGAATCGCCCTCAGAGCCCTTGGTGGCGGGATATGGTGTCTAGCCTCTGGAAAATCGCTAAGTCGGGTTGGAGGGGCGTCTGGCCCGCATCCTAGCGAGCCTACCGGACAGTTCCGCCTTGCGCTCCTCCGACATGGCAACCGTCCGTCGACGGTAAATGTGGCAAGCCTGAAGAACTGCCTCTGTAGAAGCCCGATTTGAGGGGTCAAATAAAACTGTGCCCTCATTGTCGGCGGACTGGCCAACTGTGCAACCTGCGGCTGCAAGTGCCATCCGAGCCTTGATCCAGCACCCTCGTGGGAGCTGGCCGGATCCTTCCGCAAGCAGTGCGGCGCCAAAAACCTTCCCATCCAGCGAGTGCTGATAGATATGGCAGGCGGTAAACCGGCGAGTCTTGCCGGGTATCACAAGTTCTCCACAGGCGTCGGTTCTTGTCCTGAGACGGTTTTTACGGGCGAATTCCCGGATTACATCCTGCGTACCATAGTCGCTCTCTGGCATGGATCCCCCTTTAAAACGGCAATTCCGAGTCTTTCACCGGCTGCCGCACGTAAGGCTTCGATGCCGGCAGAACCTCAGTGACTGTGACCTCGACCCGCGGCGGGTTCCCGTAAGCCTTTGTGGCAAAGAGCTCTGTGACCTGGCTGTCATCCGCAAAGGCTATACCAGTCAACGAATCCAAAATCAGACGGATGTTTTTATCGAGATCGGGACGGGTTGTTTTCTCCGCGAGGGCTTTGACCGACTTGGGCCTGGCGAAGTAGAAGGCAACCATAATCCGGATCGGTACACCTTTGCCGGCAGGCTGGCCGCCCTTCATAGCTTCAAGGCATGTCTGCGAAACCTGCTGGCGCCATGGCTTGGTTTTCTTGCTGGCATTGACCAGCACAGCTCGAGTCCAACCCTTCGGGACAAAAGCTTTCAGGCTGCCCTGGCTAACCGGCTCGCCCAGTACCGTGAACGTCACAGCTTGCCGCCTTGCAGGATGCCCAGCTTTGGGGCTGGAAGGGGTCTGGGACCGCCTGTTGCCCTCAAGTTGGCTACAAACCACTCAGCCATCTCAATCGAAGCAAATTTCGCCAGCAAATGCCCTCCCTGCGAACCAACCTCCCTGGCGTAGACTCCGAAGCGCAACAACGACTGACCCTGCGAATCAAGCCTTACGTCCAAAATCATTTCGCCCTCACGCTCCCGGCTTTTACGTTGCACTGGTAGCACAGACAGGAATTCAACCACGATCCGCGTTCGTCCTCGATCCGGTCATCCTGCCTGGCTCCGCCCATTCCCCTGCCATCATCGTGCTGGAACGTGGCTGAGTTGAAATAGCCTTGCGTTTCCCGCATCGGGTTCTGACAGGTACCACAGCGCCAGCCTTGCCGGGCTGCCATGGCGTTGCGGCGCCGTTTGTACTCTGCTCGGCCTTTCTTGTTGGGCAAACAGACTTCCCGGTTGTCGTCGTACTTGCGGTAAATGTCGTCGACCAGGATGGGAATCATTCCGGCAACCAACTCACGCAGTACTCCAGAAACGTAGTCAGCGAGGCCGTAGGGTCGACCAGCTTGTAAGCCTCATAGGCACCCTCGATCCGCTCCCACTGGCTCACACTGAATTTCAGTTTCACCGTCACAATCTGTTCGATGAGTTGTTCCGGATGCGACTCCTGCAGGGCCTCACGGAATTCCTTTGGCGTTTTCTTGGCTGCGTCAATCACTTCCGGAGAACGTCTAATTTTGGACGAGAGTTGTTTCAGAACCCCAGCCGAGCCCAGCGGGATTTGCGCCAGTTCTTCCGGAGGAATGTCCACACTCAATTCCTTGTACCGGCCCATGACCAGATAGAGATAGCTGCGCGACCGCGGAGCCGCATCACACAGCCAGGACTCAAACGAGTGAAAGCCTAAAACTTCCCAGTCGCGGTCTCGATCCACTTCCACGCAGCAACGTGCAATCTCTGTCCAATCTGCCCACTGCCTTTCAAACTCGCGCACGAAGTTGTCACGGTTCCGCGCCCGCTGCAGGATTAGCAGGTGTTCCGCAACCGATACGAAGTCTGTAGTGGCCATTAGACTTGTCTCTTCCCGTAGAGCGCTTCCCACTCCTGAAGTTTTTTCAAATCCGTCTTGATGCCTTTTTTGTCGGTTGTGCCAAGTTGCCGGCGAATCTCATCGAGCCAGATTTTATAGGGGTGATACTTTCTTTCACCGAAGGGATACGCTTCCCGCAACCGTGCGCGTGTTGCTTTCATATCCTCGGGCGTGTTCCATGAACACTGATCCAAGATTTCTGAGATTATTTCCGCCGCCGAGCTGCGCCAATTAGAACGGGATGTCATTGTCTGTGATTGGTTCGATCGGTTCGACTCTGGCCTTTTTGGCCGCCAGTTCGCGCGCCTGTTGCTGCAACTCCGCTCTGCGCTTTACCGGGTCATCCTCGGCGCCCGGAATCTTGCGAATCACCCCACCCCAGCGCGCCAGCTTCGCCAGGAAGCGTTCCTTCGCTTCCTGATACGCTTTGGTTTTTATGTGCGCTTCGAAAGAATGTTCTTCAGCCATCATTGACTCCTCAGTGGCGGCCGCGCCAAGTAGGCATCCAGCGCCCGCGAATACTTCGGATCCGGTGCGTCTAAAATTGGACTCACAGGCTTGCGCCCAGAGAACTTGGCATCGTTCCTAATCCACGTGTTCAACGCCAGATTCCAGTTTACAAATTTGTTGCCCTTGCTCATGTGATGGTCCCGGAAAGCTTCTACCGCTTCCCTCAGATCCACTCCGTACCTCAAAGCATTGTCGCAGTTGTTTTGATTCGGCTGGAAGTCAGGAGGAAACGATGTGCCTTTCACAGGCGCTCCATGATCCTGCCCAAGACGCCGGCCCTATCCTTCAAAACCTCGTCATTCGTGAAGCACAATGTTCTAAAACGGTGCCGCTCTAAATGCTCATCCCGGCGTGCATCATACTCGCGCCTCGATTCGTGAATCTCTCCGTCAATTTCGATCACCATCTTGTGTCGAAACGAGCAAAAATCTGCAATGTAGCCATAGAGCACAACCTGCGCCTGAAAAATAGGAGACAATTGATTCAACTTGGCCCAAAGATGCTTCTCAGCCGGAGTCATCCTCTGGCGCATTTGCTCCGCGAAGATTGCCTTCTCGGGACTCGATAGGTCCGCGCATCGCTGGATCGCACGATGAGTCTTTTTGACAGCACGGATGCACTTAAGGCATTTGATCGTTTTGCCTTTGGGATACTGCGACTTTCGCTTCGGTTTGAAACAAGAGATGCAATCGTAGAGTTCTTGAGTAGCCATGCCAATCCCCGAGTTCGTGGAAGTTCGCAGAGCACGGCCTTTACAACCGTGCGAATATGCCTGACCCGTCGTTAGGGTTAGCCTCTTCGGATGGCTCACCAGCTCCCGCTTACCACTCGCGAACGAGTGACGGCCCGGTAACGTCGCTGGATCGGTACGCCACACCCGTTGCCATTTCAGCCTCAGAGCAGACCTTGCGGATTGCCCTTGGTTTCGGTCGGCTTCACTCGACGCCGCTACATCTTGGCGCTGTGTGCTTGGCGGGTGCTGCCCTGTGATTTCAGGACAATCGACCTTGGTCAACGTGCATCTGTCACCAGACGCAGATTTCCCGCGAGGACTGGACCTTCCGAAATGGGGGAGAATGTCATCGCAGGACCTTAGCATTCGAGGGGTCCGGAAGGCCCTGCGAAGAGTAAACCGGAGCACCCTCGAATTCTGTACAACATCTAACCGCGCCAGGGGTGGTTTGTCAAGTAGCAGCATTTTGGCCTAACCGGGACCGGACTGGGGCCGAAGGAAAACGTTATATTCCCGTTCACAAACTTTTGCAAGAAAAATCTTGCAACGCTTGTAGTGCCGTGTTATTCCTCGTGGTGCTATGGAAGCCTCCGAAGTCGTAAAAGTCCGCATCCCCGTCAAAACCATGGAAGCCGTTCGCAAGAAAGCCGAGCAGGATGACCGGACTGCAGCCTACGTTATTCGCATGCTGCTTACACAGGGGTTGGGCAAAAAGCGATGACCGCTCAGGAACTCCGCTGGATCGAACGTGCGCACGACATCCTCGTCGACCGCCACAACGCGAGGCCCGACGAAGCCACGCTGCAGCAGATTGCTTTTCTGGAGGTTGTAATTCTGGAAGCTTGGGTGGAACTGGAAGTCTAATTTTGGACGTGAACAAGGAGACGAATGGCTAAGAAAAAAAGCAAGATTGCACGGCAGAAAGACTTGCCCGGAATGGAAGATCGGAAGATTGCTTCCATCGAAAACGCGGCGCAGGACTACGCGGAAATCCGCGACCAGCGCCAGGAACTTACAACCCAGGAAGTGGATCTCAAAACCAAACTCCTGAAACTCATGCACTCCAATGGGAAGACGGAGTACAAACGCAATGGCATCTCGATTCAGATCGTTCCTGAGGGCGAGAAGGTGAAAGTCAGAATCAAGGCGGAACCCTCCCCGGACGACGCAATTGTCGTGGAAGATGAAGAAGTTGAGGAAGAAGCCTCGTAGTTCCTCCCCCAGAGGAAGGGGCCATCTTAAGTTTTTGGGAAGGGGAAGATGGCCCCGACTGCCGATAAAATCTTAAATCAAAGGAAAATCAGCTATGGCCCTGAAAATTGTGAAAGCCGCTGAACCAATGCTGGTCGAACGAATCAACGTTTGCCTCTACAGCAGCCCAGGCTGCGGGAAAACAACCATGGGGTTCACTGCCAACAAGCCCTTGCTCCTCGACGCGGACGAGGGCTCCTACCGCGCTGGCAACCGGAAAGACACTGTCGTTGTCAAGCAGTGGTCTGACATGGCCTCAATCTCGAAGGAAGACCTTGAGCCCTACTCGACTATCGTGGTCGACACTGCCGGCCGCGCGCTGGACAAGCTGACCGCTTCGATCATCGAAGGCAATCCCAAGATGGGCAGGGGCGGAGCTCTTACACTCCAGGGCTATGGCGAACTGAAGTCCAAATTTGGATCTTGGCTCAAGATGCTCAACACTCTCGGGAAAGACGTTGTCTTGCTCTGTCACATGGACGAACAGCGCAAAGGGGATGATGTGATTGAACGTCTGGACGTTCAGGGCGGATCGAAGGGCGAGATTTACAAATCCGTCGACGCCATGGGGAAGCTTTACATCGAAGGCAAGAAACGCATGCTTGACTTCTCGCCGCGGGAAAATGCCTACGGCAAGAACCCAGCCCAGTTCGAGATTCTGGAGGTTCCCAGCCCGCTCCCCACCGACTTCCTCGCAGGACTGATCACCCAGATCAAAACGAAACTCAACCACTTGGCCGAAGTTCACAAGGACGAAACTTTCGCTCAGGACACTTGGGCTGAGATTGTCGCTGGCCTTACCACCCCGGCAGACTTCAACGCTCTGGTTGGAGAGGCTAAGAAGGCAGGCGCCGCAGTCTCAGCCGTCCTGCACAAAGCAGCTCTCAAGCGTGGCTTGACCTACAACAAGAGCATTTTGGCCTACGAGGTCAAGGAGGCAGCCCTTGTTGGAAGCAAGAGTTAGCTGGCTCGAGGAATACCGCCGCTGGAAGCTCATGGAGGACGTCGAGCCAAACTGGCTGGTCACTCGGCTGACCACGGACGAGACGACCGAGAAAATGCTGGCAGGGACCGCCTTCCACAAAGCCTTCGAGACCGCCGACACCCAGGAGCACCATGTCCTCCAAGCCAACGGCTACCGCTTCGACATCCTCTGTGAGGCTGAAATCTGTCTCCCTCAGCTTCAGGAGGTCACTTTGACCAAACCCTATGGCGAACTGCTCGTCAGAGGCACCCTGGATGGCCTTGGCGGGGCTGTGGTGACGGAGTTGAAGACGACTGGGCAGTTTGACCCGGATCGGTACATGGAGAGCCTCCAGTGGCGTTTTTACCTTGATTTGTCCGAGGCCGACCGGTTCGACTACCACGTCTTTGTCACGAACGAATGTGGCGAGAAGCACTACGAGGTCTACCAGTACCACCAGCTCACTCAGTTTCGGTATCCCAAGCTTCATTCTGACTGCCAGGATGCAGCGGATGAGTACAGGCTATTTGCGGAGCGGTTTTTGGCTTAGGGGTTCGGGGCATGGAAGGGAGAGCAAAATGCAGGAATTGAAGCAAGCTCTAGAAACGTTTGCGAAGGCTCGGAGAATTGACGGGACTGGCGAGGACGTAGAGTTGCCAGATTTCGCGGATGTAGCCTCAGCTTGGGCTACGATGTGCCTTCACGATTTGCGCGGCGATCTTCTCAGCCTTGGGTTGGATATATCTAAAGCTCTTAGCGAATTCGACCGAGGGTTAAAACATCCAGAAACACTGAAAGATTTTGGCTGAGCGATGGAAGGGAGAGCCCTCCCGTCAGTAACGGTGCCCCGAGCAGTTCTTTGTGGCTAGGGAATAGAGAGGGGAAAACATGGATGGACAAAAATACTAAATGCAGCATAAGCGAATTGCTTTCCTGCATCAAGCACATGAAAACAGCGTTAGATGCCTTGAATCATGCCGAAGCAAACGCAGATGACCATGAGAAGTTTAGCAAGCATGTCGGATTCTACCGCTCAATTGGGGCTATAGAGGCACAGGCCAAGATAGTACAGATTGACCTCGACATTTACGAAAAGGATTTTGATGAACGGGAAAAACTTCCAGATGGCGTGCGATGCGGTCAATGCAGCAACTATGTGTGTAACGACACCGTATACCCGACTATGGTCACGTTCGCAGATGGGAGAATCGTAACGGTTCGTCAAGAGATGGAAGAAGGCCGATATTACCTTAACGTCAGCCCTAAATCTGAGTATCCCAAGCCTTGCGGAATCTGTGATGGCGTGATCCAAAGTGCCGATGATTTGGAGTGGCACGGTTATGGTAACTGTCGCGAGATCCCCGAGCCGATTATGAAGCAGTTCTGAGATTGGACGGGGGAAGAAGAGGCATGCCGTTTACGAAGCAATACGCGAAAGTTTTGGCGGGAATGTTAACGGTCGATCAGCATCGGGCGATGATCTACTTGGCGGGGAAAAATCCCAAGTCTAGCCAAGAGATTACGCAGGAACTGATCGACGAATTGGTTGCGCTGGAACTGGTTAAACCAGTCGTTAAGACTGACGCCAAGCACGCGCTATTACTGCTGACGGACCGCGGAAAGAAAGTTGCGGAGTTTGTTTGATTGGACGGGGGAATATGGTCGAATGGGGACAAGTCGAATTGACGCATGGTTTCGTGGCATCGTTTTCCCTTGCTGACATGGAAATAATCATGCAACGCCAATGGCGCATCAAGCGCTCCCGTAGGCACGGGCTGACTTATGCTGTGGGCACCGTCAAGAAGAAACAAGTCGCCATGCACAGGTTGATTTTGCCAGGAGACCACCATGTTGACCATAGGGATGGCAACGGGCTCAATAACCGCCGCGAGAACCTGAGGGCGTGCACGCATGCGATGAATATGGCTAATCGCGGTATTTCCAAAGGAAACACTACCGGATTTAAGGGGGTAGTTAGATGTGGAAAGCGTTTCGGGGCGCAGATTAAGAAGAATCGAGCACATACTTGGCTAGGAGTCTTTTCTGATCCGGCAGAAGCAGCCAGGGCCTACGACAGGGCCGCGCTTGAACTGTTTGGAGACTTCGCCAGACTAAATTTTGAACGCAAGAGCAATTAAGCGGCATAGCTGAGTCTAGAGGGGTGGGGGAAAAATGGCGACGGTCTGTCAAGCAAAATAGTTTCGTATTGATAACAAATGAGATGTTGCACCGAGACCGCATAAACATTGGGTAAAAGTGATCTTCCTGTTTTGGGTCTAGTAAAATAGAGACAGGAGGCAATACTTTATGACACTCACGCAAGTTAAGAAAATGAAGGTTGGAGATGTGGCGAAGTGGCCAGAGGGGGCAAATGGATGCGCTGCTGCTAAGGGTGTGGTTCTTAGTGATCCGTCGAATGATGCGCTGTTTGTGATGTGGGAGGACGGGCAAAGAACCTACCTGCATGATAAGAACGCCGTCCAGTACATCGAGCGTGCCGCGTGACGGAATGGGATCAACTTTTGGTAGAGCTGGAGAAGACTGCTACGGGGGCGCACGCACACTGCGCCTCCAAAGCGGCGTATCACCTGAAGGGGTTCATCAACAAGAAGACTGGATTCGAAGATGGCTCTTTCGATAGGTTCGTGGCGCTCGTACAGGGCGCGGTCTTTCGCGGAGAGTGGAAAGCGCTGGACGACCGAATGGCTAGATGGTTCTGAGTCTGGCGGGGAGGAGAGTAAGCAGCCATGAGCGAAACACTGAAAAAGGCGCAGGTTTGGGCAACTAGTCGCAGCGAGAAAGGTGATCCCGGTCACTACTCGGAATATTGGGATAGCATTCGCGCCGCTCAGTTTGCAGATTCTCTCTCCGCCGAGCTGTGCACCGAGAACCAGAGGCTCAGGGAAGCGCTGGAGGGGTTGCTAGATGTTATTGGGCCGCTTGGAATATGCACCAATCACGTAGAGGCCAGTGAAGCAGCGTGCAGGGCTGCGCTTATCAAAGCCCGTGCCGTGCTGGCTCAGGAGAAAGCAAAGTGAAAACCTACATCACACGCTGGCATTGTCCTGGCTGTGATCGTCAGATCGAACTGCACGCACGACCGGATATGAAGGCATTCGATGAAACTGTTGGACCGCTTTGTTCTGAGTGCGCTACGAAACTAAGAAGGGACACGTCCTCATCCTGGCTTCCGGATGTGATCGTGAGATTCGAGTAACCCCATGACTGACTCCAGGGAGAAGACGCCAGAGGCAGAGCGGGAGAAGGCTATGTCGGAAATTGCAACGCTGATACTGGAGATTCGCAATCTAGCCCATCGCGGGTGGGAGGATCGGAAGAACGCCGAATTTCTCTTTCGTGAAATTGGTAAGAGGGCTCAATGGATTGCGGACTTTGCGGCTCCGCGAAGCACCAAGATTGAGAGCATGACATTGGCGCTGGAACCATGCCCTGATTGCGGGAGCCGTCATCATCGTAGCTGTGAACTCGCCGTGCCTGCTGAGAAGTGTAATCGCTGCGTTATCTATCATGGAAATCAGCACAAAACGCGCACGAATGGCACATGGAAAGACTGCGGTCACCCCTGCCACCTGGGAACATCATCGTGTGAAACGTGCAACCTTATTAACGCACTTCCAATTACTTCACGCTTTTAAGGCAGGGATTTCACACTCGCGACAAAGAGTTTGCAATCGACATTGCCCGTGCCGTGCTGGCTCAGGAGAAAGCAAAGTGAGCACACTTCGCCAGTCCAAAATCGGACTAGAATCGGAACTCGTTTATGTCAGGACTGAACTCGGCCAGTCTCTATACGACGTTTGTTTCAGTTCGATGAGCGCCGCAGCCGCCGCAAGGAAATGGAAACATCGGGGCATTACTCGCGAATTCGTCCTGCAGATGCGACACAAATTCAAGAAGAAGGCCAAGCCATGACTCACAAGTTCCTAGCCGCCAAGAGCGAAGATGAGTTTGACGAGGAATGCGGCAAGTGCGTAGGCGACGGTTGGGTTGTCGCAGACTGTTTCGAGGACACGTGCTGTTGTCTAGATCCGGAGAATGAGCACGGGCTGGTTCGCTGCCAATGCAATCCTAAGCCGAGACAACCGAGAGAAATCTACTTTAGGGAGCCGGACAAGCCATGACTTACCCCAGGGAGAAGACGCCAGAGGCAGAGCCGCGCTGGAGAGTTGGCAAGCAGGTTCCTGTGAACGTCTACGAAGGGGATCGTCCCATCTGCCAGTGTCACACCGCTGTCGATGCGCGGAGAATTGTGGAAGCTGTAAACGCCCGTGTCGCCGTGCCTGCTGAGGGAGGAGAAGCCGATGCGCGATCTAAATACGGTAGAGCGGTGGATTCTCATGCTGATGACGCTGGCACTCGCAAACAAGCAGACCGACTTAAAGAGGCTTGGAAGGATGCTGTGGGCGGCGGAAAGCGTACAGAGGACGAAATGATGGCAATGACAGCCCGTCCTACAGATGGCCAAGAAGCGGTGTCCGATGAACGAGAGGCCGTGCCAATAGTGAACCCGGCTGGCAAGAATTGGGAGGCTGTCGCACGCGAATCCTTCGCTGCTGGCCGTCGCTCCGTAGTCTCAGAAGATGGCCAAGGAGAAGCCATGAATTGTGAATGCCAAGTAGCTGCCCCATATTCAGAATTTAGCATTGATTCATCCCGCTGCCCAAAACACCAAAAGGCAGTAGATCCATCGCAGACGGAGAATAAAACATTTCTGTATCACGTCGGAGAAGCTTTTAGAGCTGGAGAACGAGCTGGGTTGCTTGCTGGTCGTCGCTCCGTAGCCTCAGAGATCAGGGAGTGGGCCGCGCAGATAGAAATAAAAGACGGAATGATCTGGTGCGATATGGTGATTGCCAAGTGCAAAGAACTGGAGGGAAAGTGATTACCGACTACCTCAGCAACTCGTGGGAAGCGCATACCGGGCCGGACATCGTGAACGGAGGCAAGATCCCAACCCACTTCGGCACCCGTCAGTACGGTCCCATGACCAGCTTTTACTGTGAGGGTGAACCCAACTCAGGCTGGCTGGCAGCGCAGCACCGACAGATTCTCGGCAGCTCGCTGAAGATGAAATTCTCGGTGATGTTCGATCCGGACGCGCCGGGGAATACAGCGGAATTTGACATCATCATCGCCAAGGACGCTCCGGCGCCGTTCGTGATTGACGGCAAAACCTACTTGGGCCACAAGTCCAACATGTCATGCCAGATTCTGGGCCTCCGCACGCTCCAGCTCTCGGACGTGAAAGGGAACTGGGTCGGATCGGCGGACGTTTCCCTCCAGCCGGGAATCTCCTACGACTTCATTTTTGAATACTGGTTCGACTTCAAGGCCAAGCTGTACAAGACCTCAACCGTCAGAATCAACGGGTCAACGCGGTTCACGAACGAAGGGTATCCCCTGGCCGCGCAGCCGACCGACTGGAAAGAGTCCTGCACGCTCCAGATTCAGCAGAATATCGGGCCAAAGGGCGTGCGGATCAGCCAGCTCATGCGCCCTGGCTCAAATGGATGGCTCGAATGGGACTAACTTCGCACGATTGGATTGTAGCCTTCGCGGCCGGCGTAGCGGTTGGACTGGGGCTTGCTATCTTCGCGGTCTACGTCCTGGACCTTCTGCTTTCCAAGGAAAAGAAAAGGCCGCTCCCCAACAAGCGGCCTCCCGACTACCCGCGGTAAAAAAAACTAACCTCGCATCGCCTCCAATTGCTCGCGGGTCACTGGTGTACCATACGCGACGCGTAATGAAGCCAAAGCGGCCTCGACTGCAGTAATAATCTCTGCCGGCAGCTTGTTGTTGGTCGCAGCCGCTAGGATTCCTTCGAGCACCTGCAGTCCAATGTTCAGCAAACTAAACCATCCCATAAAAGCCTCCCTTACTTCAGATTTTTAATATCCGCGATCGTCTGGTTCAGGTTGGTCAGCGCACCCGTAAGCTTGTCTTTCAGCGCTGCCTGGGGCGTGCAGGGACCTGTCCCGGCATCAAAGGCCGGTCCTGAGCAGTAGGCCTCAAGGGCATCAATGGTCACATCCTTGGCCGCCACTGCCTTGTTAATCAGATCGCAGGCGGGAAACGAGCCGCCAATGCACTCCTGATGCTGAGTTTTCTCCGAATCCAAAAAACCTTTTGCTGTAGCGATACCGTCGCGCGCGGTCTTCTCAATCGGTGTGCTGGTCGGGCAGGCAACGGTGAGTAACGCGAGAATCAAAATACTGGCTAGCTGTTTCATAACAAGCCCTTCTTGAGCCTGTAGGCTCTACTTCTGCGATTGTTGAAATTCTGTTCTGAGTAAGTGGCCCATCGACAGTTGCCAGGCTCGTAGTTGCCGTCAGTGTCGATGCGGTCGATGGTCAGACGCGGTGGGCGCTCACCCATATCGGCAAAGAAATTTGCGAACTCTCGCCAGCGATCACAGACGGTAATGCCGCGTCCACCGTAGATCGGGTATTTCCTGTTGTGAGGATTCGTGCAGCGCTGAATCATGCCGTCCCACGACTCATATGCCCCCGTCCTGCGGCCTTTTCGATGCTGCCCATGTTTATACCCATAGCCGACCTTATGGTCGTCCATCCGTTGGCAGCCGCAACTCGTCGTGTTTCCGCTTCGCAGATGGTCGCCACGCACCAGCTTGATGGTTCCACATTCACAGCAGGCGAGCCACACAATTTGCAGCTTGCCGCTGCCGAGACTATGGCCGGCTGGCCATCCTGCGACCAGCCGACCGAATCTCTGAGCCGTTATGTCTTTGAAACTGGCCATTGGTTAAACGGGCGTTCCAAAAGTCAAAATCATCTTACCTGGAACGGTCGGGGAATCGTCAACTTCGAGTTGATCGGTGCCCGTCACGCCAGTTTTTGTATCCTGGCAGGACACGTTTGCGGTTCGTGGGTTGACCGCAGGCGGTACTGGCTTGACGGCTTTGAAGGTCGCGGAGCCATCCGAGTTCTGGGTCAGGGTTGCGATGCTGGGATCGTCGATGGCCCACACAACGCTCGTGGGATCAAGGGTGACGGGGTTGCCCGCTGCATCCGTTTCGATCTCGGAGCAAGGGATTGTCTGGGTATCGGTTTCTTTGCCTGGCATGGAATCCTCCGTTGAATTGTTTTCTCTTACGTCTGCGGTTGTAGGTTCACCAAATTTCAAAGTCATGTGGCCTTTGGGAACCAGCTTCTCGACGGCCACACGAATGCGCCGCAACTCATGCAAACTTTCCTTGCTAATATCGCGCTGATCGGCTGCGATGTGGACAAATCTTTTGAACTCGCAAACGAAATCTTCGAAGAACTGCAGGGTTACATGCTCGGCCATTGGTCACTCCGCTCTAAGAGTCTCATAGTCGGTAAGAATTATTTCCAGAGCCCTTCCCACCACTTGTGCCACGCGCTTTCCACTGGAGGATCCAGCACGACTTCGACCGGATCGGCAGCCGTGAGCAGAGCGGGCGGTTCTGGAGCGCCCTCCACTTCGACCGAGGCCAGGATTCGCAGGCGTTCCGCGTCCAGCTTCTCGACCGAAATGATAGTTGCTTTCTTGACGACCTTGCGCTTTTTTCGCGGCATGGCTTTCTCCTAGAAAACGATTGAGGCTACCGCGAGAGCACAAGCTGCCCAACCAAAGTGGAACCGACCGTACCAAGGCGTCCCTGCCGGCAGCGTCGGATTGAAGATGGCTGCGATGCAAAAGAACACCAGCGCGAAATCCAAGATGATGTTGTTGTGTTGTGCTGTCATAGTTTCTCCTGCCTTTCGACGTTCTCTGCGTAAGCCGCTGTCTCTGCTTCCGAGAGCGTTTTACAGAAATATAAGGCCAGTTCCACCCGATTAAAAACTCCAGTCTTATCGAAGATCACCCGCATGTAGTTCTTGATCGTCCCCTCGGTAAAGCCGAGCGAAGCACCAATCACGACGTTTTGATTGCCCGCGTGTACGGACTCGACAATGCGCTGTTCGAGGTCGGTCAGTTTGGTGTCGCTGCCCTTGAGGAACGGACGGTGGGAACCGTCTCTCTTCTTGTGAGGTAGTTTCTGGACCACCACCTTTTCGCTGAGAATCTTGTGGTCGACCATGTACTTGTCCACCACCAGCGCTTTCCGAGGGAGCTCCAGAACCAGCGTCACCGGCTTGGTCAGGGAGATGTGAACATTGGCTCCGCAGGTCGGACAGTTCAGCACGCGGTCTCATTTCCATAGCAGATGCGTGCTCAACCACAGAATCACCATGGCGACCAGAGCTCCAATCCCATACCAGCGAAAAACAGCCCACATGGGCCAGGTATTTTTCAGCGGCCGCCCGCGCCTGTCCGGCATATTGCACTTCTCTCTGAAGCCTACAGGGCACGGCCACTGCATTACTGTGCAATTCCGCTCTACGGCCATGCTGAGACTGGCTTCTCGCCGGCAGGCTGTGCCAGGCGCTTAAGCAGAATGTCCAGAGTCGCAATCGACGCCCTGAGTTCACCGACTCGCTGCGAGATGTACTCAAGGTCTTTCATGTGCTGCATGCGCATGGCTGCGATGCTTTCCGGAGTCAGCTTCATGGCCTTGGCCAGTTGCCGAATGTCGACCGTCTCCGCGGGCGCAGTCAAGTCTTGTTCTGGTGCGGTTGCCGAATGATCCAGTGGTGCCATAACCGCCTCCCCTATCGCTGCTGCGGCTTTCTTTAGCTTCTCTCCGAGTTGCAGGTCTGGAATTCTTTTCAAAAGATTCGTCGCAATAGCTTCCATGAGTGTCTTTAACCTTTCGTCCCGCCAGTGGTATCCAGCTTGCGCTGGTTTTCATCGTGCTCCTCAGAGAGTTTCCGGGCTCCCCGCGCCTTCTCCTCGTCCCCCGGATTCTTGGTGAACGAAGCAACTTTCTCCAGCGCGAGTGCCGCCGTCCGCAGAGCCAAACCGTATTCTGAGTTCACCAGGGTATGAACCGCTTCCCCAGTGGTCTTGATGTCGTCCAGCTTGCTTGACGTCGCCGTGCCGGTCTTCAGAATCGCTTCTTTCACTTCCGCCACCGCTCTCGTGGCAACATCGGCGGCGGCAGCAGTCTTGGCTGTATTCTCGGCCAAGGTCTGTTTGACTTCCTCGGCATGGTCGGCGGCAGCCTTGGCCGCAGCTTTTGCGATTCTTCCGCGAATCATCTGCGCAACCGCCAGAATCCCAATCGAAAGCGGATACAGCAGGGCTACCCACCCGTTCACCACTTCCGACAATGGGATTGCAGTCAAGGGTTAGATGGCTCCCGAACCTTAATTCCAAAAGGCTTTAGTTCCGCGCTGGGGGTCAGCGTGAATAGCAATTCACAGTCAGGACACTGATACACCGTGACTTCCCCGATTTTCTTCCGTTTCAAATACAAGTGCTTGCCGGTTTCCTTGCAGTTCGTTGTGCTCATAATTTTCGGCGTCCTGGAAGCTAGAGTGTTCATCAGAAAAACGGGTTGATCTCCGCATTCCTTTCGTAGTGCAGCATCACCACCAGCCTAATCATCTTGTGCCTGCGGGTCACGTTATATTTCTGGTAAAGCCGTTTGAGTGCCTGCATAAAGATGGTCCGGCCGCAATGTAACTCTTTCCATGGCTGGTAATCGCCCTTGCCCCATTGCTTGACCTTCCCAAAACCCCAGCGACCATCCAGCAACAGATCGCAGATTTTGCGCTCAAGGCGTGCATTCTTCAAGGCACGTTCGGATCGGTTGGCCATTCTTATCCCAGCCGCACCGCGGAGGCTCGACGAAGCGGCAGCCCTTGGTGGGATACTTTGCAACGTAGTCGTTAATCTGTTTGGGAGTATGGTGCTGGGAGATCAACCCACCCTTACAGATGGGAAGAAGATTCGCGCAATGCGGCAGCGTGGCCGCTTGTTGGAACATGGGAACCGGAGTGGTATCGGGAGTCTGTTTCTTGCAACCGGCGAGCAGAAGGACGAGGAGCAGCGCGACAGTCAGTTTCATAATCCCTCTCAGTTGCTCAGGATTGGCGTGATGTCCAGAAAACTCGCAGGGTTTGGCGACAACGTACCTGAGAGCAAGCCCCAATTCAGAGTTGCGCTGGAGTTGGCGTTGCAGAGCACCGCCAGATTGAAAGTAACTACCTGCCCCGGCGTATAGGTCTGCGATGTGACTTGCGCGCCCGTGAGGCCAATGAAGCCTAAGCCGTTGGCGTTCTGGGAATTCACCGAAGCGAAGGCCTTCGTGTTCGTGACGTCAATCACTTCCGAGGCACAGGCATTCGGCCCAGCCGTAATCCAGATTCCCGAGCGAATGTCTGCTCGATAGGTCCCGGAAGCGCTGGGGAAGGTAACGGACTTCGAGAGAACCGTGGCTTGTACGTTCGCCGTGAGGGCAACAGGCAGACCAGCCGTGCTGGCGCTCTGGGGTGTGTTGGCTCCAACTGGGATTCCGGCAACACAGGCTGCGGTTGTGGCGCCGCCGTTTGCGTCGGTGCAAAGCAGTGAGCCTGTACCTGAGACCGTGCCGGCCGTCAGCAAGTGTGTGTCAGTACCCTGCGTAGCCGTTTGGACCGTGCCACCGCCAACCGCGAGAGTGGAGAAGGCTCCCGTGTTCGGAGTGGTTGACCCGATCGTTCCAGGTGCCGCCCAGGTGCCGCCGAGAAGCAGAGAACTGTTCAGGTTCGCCACCTGCGTGGTCGAGGAGACGATGAACGGCGCCGCTCCCGTCGCAATGCTGGAGATGTACTGCGCCGCTGAGACCACAGGGCCATTGGCTGTCACGCATGGCCCAATAGCAACCGCATTCACTCCATCCCAGACGAAGCTCTGACTGGTAGTCGAGAACGGAGTCGAGGCGATGGTGCAGCCGCCAATGGAGTTTGCAGGCCATGTCCAGGAGTGTGCTCCTCCCGTGTCCTGGCTGATTTCGTAGTAGAGCGTTGCTGGCGCGCCAACGGTTGAGGTAATGGAGTTGGCGACCGTGTTCCCGGTGAGAGTGATTTGGAACAACTGGATTGAGCCGGTAATGACGGAGGGGCAAGTTCCGATGCAGACTCCGGTTGTGGTCTTTGAACCAAAGCCTCCCGGGGCGTTCTGGTCCGTCAGAGCAAAGGGGGCTGCGACTTGCGGGCCATAGACTTGGACGGTGACAGGGAAAGCATTCGCTGGGGCGTAGAAGTGGAAGTTGCCAAGGTTGTCGGCATTCACTGTTCCGGGTTGCGTGCAGGAAGACGTAAAGCTGGTGCAGAGGGCAATCAGCGGGGAGCAGGGAGCGGAGTTCACGTTGGCAGGTTGGGAACAGATTCCAACAGCGGCAAAGGGGATGGGGCCGCGAGGGCCGATGGCGATGCTGTCATAACGTAAATTTTGACCCCAACATGGAACAGCGAGAAGCAGGAACAGCAGAAGTTTTTTCATAGCTTGGCCTTTACGTTGCTGCAGTGCTCCAACTCTTTACATGCACTTGCGCTGTGACCACTGCATTGAGAGCACTGGTTGCAGGGATCTCCACTGGTACCCCTGCAAGAAATTGAAACAACATAACCTTCCCGCCGCTGAGAACAGGAAACAAGAGTACGCCAAGGCTGTTTTGTCCGGGAGGCACTTGACCAAAAAGTATGCCATCCACCGCCGCCGCATTTAATTCTGATGGAAGAACGGTCTCCCCACCGAGAGCATAGTTGACAATCGTGAGTTGGGCAGACTGCCAAGAGTCGCTCGAGAGTAGCTGTAGGCTATGACTCAAAGATCACTCCGATGATGCCGTTTGCGACCTTGGTTATGGTGCCGAGCGTAGCGGGCACGGCCGCGCCCGAAATGCCGTTCGCAGGCGATCCGATGCGGGCGACGTTCTTGTTTAGCTGGTTATCCGCTGCTCCCGAGTAGCCGTTGCCATCCAAACCGACGCCGGTCGTGTCCGCCTGAATGAACACGTAGTAAAGCCCTGGGTTGATGGTGAAAGGTGTGCCGAGCGCTGTACTAATCACGCCAATCGCCGCGCTTGACGCGCCGCCATTTGAGGAGTTTGGAACAAGCGTACCGCTGCTGTCATAGAGGGCGATGTAGACCTTTGACGCTGCGACGGCCGTGTTGACTTGGAAAATGATGTTGCGGACGGTGATCGGATAGAGGACCTGAGTAGCATAAACAAACTTGTTCGTGGTGAGGCCGAGCGTCCCGCCACCCGTGGCGGGGGGAGCCATGCCCCAGAACGAGCAGAAATACCCAATCCCAGCGGTTTCGAACGTGGTCGGCATCTGTGAGGCCGCCAATGTTCCAGCGAGATCAGTAAAGTTGGGTTTTACAACCGAGATGTCCGCGCCCACGCTATTCTGCCGAAGGAACTGACTTGCTCCTCCCGTTGCCGAGAGATCCGCATGGGTTCCGCCTCGCGCTAAAGCTAATTGCCCTGTTGTAATCTTGGCTACGTCCAAATTTGGAATGTCAGCGGCAACCAAGTTCCGCGCCGAGATAACTTGGCCAGCATCTTGTGCCAGCACCGAGGTCGCGCCGCCCGATGCGGACAGATCCACCCCGGTGCCACCCCTTGCAAGAGCGAGTAACCCGCTGGTGATTTTCGAAGCATCCAGATTCGGTACATCCGCTGCAATGATCGACCGTGCCGAGATTACGTGGGCAGCGCTTTCCGCCAGAAAAGCCGTAGCTGATCCCGCAGCCGATAGGTCAACCCCAGTTCCCCCGTGCGCCAGAGGAACGAAGTTTTCCCCGCCAAACACTCCTGCACTGTTGAACTGAATGTCGCCGTTGACCCCTCCGGGAGAACTTGAGGTTGGTCCAGGACCGGGAGCTACCCCACTGCCACCACCACCACCACTTCCGCCAGCCGAGCCTGCTCCTGAGCCTGTAACAATCCCCGCCGTGCCGACGATGGCTGCAAGCGTGATGTGCTCCCGGAGAATCTGAATTTGCTGCGCTTTGATGTTGTACGCCGCGAAGGCTACGGGAGGGGTTCCGACTGAAACATTGGGAATGGATACGAAGCGAACGACTTTGTTGATGTCATCCCAGTAGGGGTAGAAGAAGTAGCGCGTGGCCGCACTGAGTCCGGTAACTACAAACGGCGAGCCGACGATGGTTGGCCCGGCAACCGTGTTGTCATCCCGGTAGATAGTCAGCCGCTCTGACCCGTTCGTGCCGTCCCAATAGAACGTGATCTGGGTTCCGACTGCGTTGTAGGTGATAGCTGTAACCACTGAGCCCGGCCGGCCGCCGAGGGAGATGAACTGAGGGCCGGTGGGGTTGATGATGTCGGGGCCGAAAGAATATGCGCTCTGCGCGGGAGGAACGCTGCCCTGACTTAGCAACTGGTTCAACTGGGTCAGGATGTAGTCGAGACACTGCTTTGACTGGCCGCCGAGCGCGGGATCATGCGGGAACTGCGACCAAGGCTTTGAGCGGGGCAGGAGGGCTTGGGTCACATCTTCCTCGACTTGATTTTTTCGATGTCTTCCGCCTTACGTTCCTTGCCCCGCTTCCCACCAGCCTGTTGTTCTTCGAATGCTCCCCTGCGGGCGACGGCCTCCGCGCGCTCACCCGTTGTTCGAGCAGTGTCGATTTTTGCCTGCTGGTTTTCCCGGATCATGCGCAGTAACTCAACCTTGTCAGCTTCCGGGTCAGGACCTTTGTACCTGCGCGTAACTTCTTCCACTGTGCGCCGAGGGGGCTTGTTGACCGCATCCTTGCCCAGATCCGGTTTGCCTACCCCTTCCCGCTTGGCTGCTTCCATCAACTGCTGTGACGCGGTCCAGTCAGGATGCTCGGCTTTGACCTGATCGAAAAAGCCTTCGCTATGGGCTGCGTTCTCGGCTGTATTGCCCTGCGGGGCGGAAGATGGTCCTGCGGGACCAGAATTTCCTCCGGACGCTCCTGTGGGCTGGGAGGGGCCTTCCTGCGGGGGAGCGGGGAAGTCTCCTGACATGGGCGTGGTGCGAGTCTGAAACTTCTCCGGGGTCATCTCCGGATCATTCTCGAGGCGCGTACCAATCTCGCCCGCTGCATTCTTGGCGATCCTGCCGACATTCCATGCCGCTGCCCCGGCCCCGGCAATCTGTGGCAGAGGGAAAGGGAGTCCGATGCCGTGCGCGGCTCCCATAACCGCGAGTCCTGGCCAAGCCTGCTTGGGATGCGCCTGCAACATCCGGTAGACGCCTGCGGAAAACTTCCCGCTGACCGCATCGTGGGCCGAGGTCAGAGCCGTAGCGTCTTTCTGCGACTGCTCGAGCTGTTTAGCCAACGGCGCCTGTCCGGTCTGCCGCATCTGTTGCTGAATCTCTCTGATGTTGCCGGTGGAGAAATCTTTCAGGGGGTTGATTGAGGCATTCGCATCTTGGCCTTGCAGTGGGTCCAGCATCCCACCGGCAACTCCCTTGTCGAGTTCAAAAGACATTTTGTAGCGGTTGTTGTGAAAATCGAAGCGGGCCGGGCTGCCATCGAGTTCTTTGGTTCGCGCCCGCGCAGCGTCGGTGAGTTCTCGGTAGGCAGCGGTAAAAACAGCTCTTGATTCCGGCGCGGCATTCTTGCCAAAGGCGATTCTGCCCACTGCGGTACGTAAAAGTTTGGCATCCCCGAGAGAGAGGTGGGTGGTCGGATCTTCCGTCAGACCCTGCTGCTTGAGCATTCCCTCCCAGACCCCGTGTCCAGGGGCTTGTGCCTCGATCTTGGCCCTGGCATCGGCGGAGTTTTCGTACCCTTGCTGCTGGGCGAACTGATCCGCACCCGATACGCCCTGCATTTTCGCGAGCAGCTTGGCCTCTGCCGGCTTTGGGGTATAACCCGTTTTGGCTATGGTCTTGGCAGCCTCGCTGATCGCGCCCGCGGTAGAAATGGCTGGAGGCTGGGTAGCATCTTTGTCGATCGTGGGCTGAAGTGCGTCGTTCGCCTGCTTTTCCAGCGTAGCTTTGTGGGTTATGACCGAATCCCGGATTTTGTTGTAGAGTCCGACGCCGTTCTTCTCAATTCCCTCGCGGGACTGCTGTGCGGCTTTGACCTTGGCAAACTCCCGGCCCGACTGGGACAGTTCCTCGAACGGGGATTCCCCGCGAATCGTCCTGCGCACCCCTAACAGTCCCATCGTCGCGCCAAGGACCAAGTGAGTACCCAGCCGTTCCACCTCTGGCCAATCCTTAGCGTCTGCCGCCGCTTTGAGAGGCGCGTATTGATCGTAGGCTCCCTTGAGTACCTGGGCGCTAAACGTCGCACCTAGAGCCCGCCCAACGAGCTGGGGGGACGGTCCTGCAGTCAATCCCGTCAGCAAGGCGTTCTCGGGAGTCGTCATACCCCCGGCAAACTCCCCTGCGCCGGTGGCAATGGGATGAGCCTGACGCTCCGAGGGGGTCATGGCCTGTTCAGGAGCAATGGCCTGCTGGGTCTCCATCCCCGGCAACGGTTTGGCCAGAGCCTGAGCATTGGATGGCGACATTCCCAGACTGGCACCCGCCTGCCCTAGCCCAGTTTCTACGCGGTCGATGATCGGGAATGCGGATTTAACTCTCTGCCAGGCGGAGGGCTCCGCGGCGCGCATGCTGGAGACAGAGCCCGTCATCGGGTCAGCGATCGGCTTGGGGGTCGACGGTGTTTCGTCTACCGGGGTAAAGCCTTCGGTGTCGTCGATCGGGGTAAAACCGGGTTCGCCCATTTATTTGGCTTTCGTCAGCGACCAGCCACTTGGCAGGGGAGAACTGCCATTGGATTTGTGAGGCTTTCCCTTTGGATCGTAGACCACCGTCCCTGCCGGTACCGGGGTTGCTCCACGTGGAGCAGTTGGCTGGGTTGGCTGAGTGGGTTGCCGGGTGGCTGTCTTCGTAGGTTGTGCTCCCGCTGCCGCCTGAATGTCTGGTCTGAGTCCGGGGATAAGGTCCAAAATTGGATGTGCCTGCACCCAAGCATCCTGCGAAGCTGCCGATTTGACGTCCTCTGTCGCCTGAATCTTAGCCGAGTTCTCATCCATCCCAGCATCCACTCTGGCTTGTGCAACCCGGATGACAGCTTGGTCGAACCACTGCTTGGCCTTCAGCGTCCTATCAGCGATCGAGAGTCTGTCCCAACCCTGCTTCAATTTCTCCAGGCCCTGCGTCTGCTGCATGGCTTCCCGTTTGGCGTTGGTATCGGCATTCTTGGTCGAGGCCGCTGCGCGCGTGAGGGAAGCTTCCGCCATGAGAGGCTTTGAGACCATTCCGGAGGCTGCGCCCTCCGCCGTGCCTTCCTCGCCAAACTGCTTCTGCAGGGATTCGATCTGCGCGGCCTTGGCTGCCCGCTGTGTGTTATAACGCGCCACTCCTGGCCCGTAGGCAGTCTCCTGAACTGCCTGCCCCATTCCCGTTGACGATAGCCCCAGCAGGAGCGCCTTGCCGATGTCCCCGAGCAGGTTGCCGGCATCGTGTCCGAATCCCTGGCCCTTGACCGGAGCCATTTTCATCCACTTCTCATCCATCAACCCGCGTTTGGGCTGATTCGCGGGGTCGGACATGGTCTCCTGTTCCCCGCGCGCCTGCGAGAGTTGTTGAGCAAGCGCCTGCCTTCTGGCCTCATCGGAGGAAAACGCCTGCCCGCCCATCTGCGAGTTCTGGACCATGGACTGCATCATCGGATCGGTCCCCGGATCGGGAGGCGGCGGAGCCACGGGGTTAACCTGAGGAATCATTCCGGGACCCTGAGCGCTTAGTTGCGGGTCGCCGTAGGTTGTTGGATCGTCTTGCATCTGATCGTTTGCCATGGATTTAGGCCCCCTTGAGCGCGGCAGCCCCACTCATCGCCGACCCAGCACCGCCCATCAGGCTACCAATCCCGCTCGCGATTCCTTGGAAGTTCTGAATCCCCGACTGACCCGCTGCCGGCGTCGTCCCGAGCGAGGTCCCTCCCAGCAACTGTGTCGGATTAAACATCGAGGCCATGGACGCCATGCCACTTGCACCCTGCGCCTGCAGGTTCTCGTTCTGAAAGAGATTCTGCAGATACTGCTCGGCCAGGCTTTGAGCTCCCTGCTGATTCATTCCCCCGACCATCGCCGCGCGCGCGCCCGAAGATGCAGAACCGTATCCCGAGGCGTTCAGTTGGTCCTGAGCTTGCCCCAAGGCATTCTGGTTCTGCTGGTTCCCCTGTGTGAAAGCTTCCTGCTGTTTCTGCTTGTAGTAAGGCGAACCGAGGTTCATCAGGTTCTTGTAATAGTCCGCGGCCTGCCCGCCATACTGTCCCATGAGGCTTGCGAACTGCGGAGCAAGCTGGTTCTTGAACTGCCCAGCCACTACGTTGTCCAGCATCAGGTTCTTGTTCAGAGAACCCGTTGACCCGAAGTCGCCAAAGTTTCCCGGATTGGCGCCGGGGCCGCCGCCAAACGAGCCATGTTCACCCTGGCCATAGTTTGGATCGAGGCTAATAGGGTTGGTGGACTGAATCGGGTTCGCGCCCCAACCGCTTCCAGTGAGAGGATCCGGCATTTACATCCCCCTTCCGTATCGCGACCGCGAGGAGAGCCAGTCTTGCCAGTCAGGCTGCATGCTCGAATTTTTCTTAGGCACAGGAGGTTTGGGAGCCGTGTAACTGAAGCCCTCCCCTCCGAGCGCCATGGCCGTCAAGCTGTTTGGCCCTCCGGTAATCGGATCCGTTCCCCCACCGGTAGGATTGCCAAAGGGCGTAGCTGAGGTTGGATTGAAACTCAGGTTCCCGCCTGGCCGCGCCATCTGCCCTCCAGCGTAAGTGGCAAGATTCTGCCGGTAGGCTGAATCAAACGGGCCGCCTCCGGTGGCGCGCACCGTCTCCGACTGCAGGATGTTGCTGGGAGGAGCAGGCTTTGGTGTGGGCAAGCCCGTCTTGGCGATACGATTCGGCCCAAACGACTCCTGTCCGACATTGCGCGCCCCGGACTGCTCCCCACCGCCGAGGTAGGGTCCAGAGGCACCCCCGCCGAACGAGCCTGCGTTGGGATTTCTCATCATCACCTGGGCCGGGTTGTAATTCGGATTCATCGCTGGCATAGATTCCTCTTAGTTCGGCGGGTTGGCGCCGAAGCCCATGCTGATTCCGCGAAACTGGTAATTGGATCCCGTGGCGCTGGGGAAGTTGATTTGAAATTTCAGTCTACGCCCCATGACAAAATTCACTCCGCCAATCCTGAATAGTTCTGGACTGTGCCGGAAGGCCATCCCGCCCGTAAAATCAGGACTGCCCGAGAGCGCGGAAGTGTCATTGACTCCCGGCGTCAGACTGAGCGTCAGCGGATTAAAGAACGTATAAAAATCGTCGTCAATCCCCTGCACCGCGAAACTCCAGCCATCCGTGGCCAGCATGGAAGGATCGCGATTGGTATTGAATCGAACGAACGTTGGCCTCTTAATGAGAAAGGGGTTCTCGTTACCAAACGGATGCAATGTCACAGTTCCGTTCGGAACGGAAATCTCCGTGCCGAATCCACCAAGAATGAAGTCGATGTCCTGAATCAGATCAACTTGCCCGACCATGAGCCGGATCAGCCCACCAGTTTCGTAAACCACTTCAATCGAGTCGCAGCGCGGAGCCCAATTGCCGGAAACGGGGTCAACCGTGCCCGGCTGGAATACCCACCACGCCGGGGAATTCGTAGCCATATCGAACGTGTAGTACGAAGCTTCCCCATTCGATGCCAGCAAATCAAGATCCAGCACCAAGACGGTGTTATTGAACGTCGACCCGTTAGCCGCGACTACGAGCAGAAGCCAGTTCCGGTTCGCCGTGTGGTAGTAAATCATTCTGGCCAGCGACTCGGCTCCCGGCGCCATGCTCAGGAGAATGTCTTGCACCGGACGCCCAATGTTTCGAGGAGCGTATCTGTCAGTAAACAGCCACACTTCATCGTTCGGCGTGAGCCAGAACCCGCCCAGAGACGTCACCGCCACCGCGAACGGAGAAGCACAACCGAGGGCGTAAGGCAGTCTGGAGACGGAAGCGCCTTGCTGGGAGCCGGTAGAGCCCACCAGATTGTCCGTCAGCAACCCTGTGAGGCGGAACATATCCTGCTTGTCCGACCAGAGGATCAGTGAGCCCGGAAGCTCCATGCTGCCGTTCAATGACGCATTCTGGATTGGGAGTGTGACTTGATTCAATGGCGCGAAGGACTCCTGCGGCTGGCCAATCAGCGTAGCTTCGACGTTCGAGTAGAAGAACGAACGTTCCTGCCCCGCCACGCCATAAACAATAATCCGGCCTTGGAACTCGTTGACAAACTTTCCCACTGGCGGAGGAATGTTGTTGAGTTGCGCTTGTTCGGTCGAAAACGGGAAGGCTGGCGGTTCGGTGTTGGTGTAATCGGCAAACTGCAGTCCAAAGTAGTTCGTTCCCGTGACCGTGGGATGGAAAACGTTCCTCTGGACCAGGAAGTAGGTCGCGCCGCCGTCCGCGGTCTCATACAGCCTGACATGCGTAGCCTGGGGATCGTAAATCTGAAACCCAATCCCGCTGGTGGTTGAGGGAGCGTTGGCTGCCAGAGTCAGTTGCGTAGGGGATTGTACTGAGAGAATCCTGCCTGTAGCTCCGGCGTCGGAAACGATGCTTCTCCCAATCCATGCCGGCGTGAACTGCGTGTTGGTTCCCAAAACAATGCGCGAGGTGCTGTTGATGGCAATGGTGCCCGGTTCCCGCAGGGTAATCAGACCGTACTGCGCGTTGTAGGCAATGTACTGCGTGACCGGACTTAAAGCCCCGACATGGCTCTTGTCCGCATTCTCCCAAGCCCAGGCGTAGGATCTGCCGATTGACTTGGTGATGCTGGCACCGATTGTGCCCCCGCTGGTACTGGCATCCTGCCCAATCTGCGACCAGGTGAACGTGGTACCTCCCGCAAAGGTCACAATGAAGGCGCCGTTGAAGCTGGTATCGACTACGTTCGAAACCTGCAGGATATTGCTGTTGGCCAGAAGCCCGGTCAAGGAGGCTGTTCCCGGTGCCGAGACGGTGATGGTCACGACGCCATTCGCCCTGGCGATGGTCAGAATGTTGGTCGTCACAGCCGCAAAAATCTGGATCTGCGGAGTGGAATCGGGAGAATCTAACCCCCAGCCTTCAATCTTGGCAGCGTTCGCAAGACGTCCTGCCTGCTTCACCTGGCCATTCATTTCGTAGAGGATGTTGACCAAAGTCTCTCGCGACCATGGACCATTGAGTTGCGAGTTTCCCACCCCGGACGGGTCTACATAGGGGTTCAACCGCTGCGTCTGGAAGTAGTTCAGTCCTGTGTCGTAGGAGTAAAGCTTGCCATTGATGTCGCCCATCAGGTAGGAACCGCCTGAATTCAGCGCTGCCAGCGTACCTCCAGAGCCACTGGCCGCCGCCACTTGGGAAAAGACGATGGTCAAGGTGGTAGTGTTGACAACCGTGCCGATGGGGAAACTCCCGTTGAACAGCACGTTCGTGTTCCCGGTGATGGTGATGTTCCCGCCCGTGATGCCGGAAGTTGAACTGACCACAACCGTGGCGAAAGGAACCAGCCCTCCGGTGTAGGTAACAGTCCCTACCGCGGTTGAGATGGTGAATGGCGGCAGAGCGAAGTATTTCAGGGTGGTAAAGAACGTGCCTGTCAACGGACTGGGCGCGACTACGTTGGCAAAGCGGCAGCGCTGGATGAAGGAAAAAGCACCCGAGAAGACGTTCGAGGAGAAGGACCACATCTTCGGGTTGGTTTCAGTCTCGTCCGAGTAGCCGTTATAGCCAGAATTTAAGCCCGCCAGCACTTCTGCGGGAGCGGCTTCTTTGGGAGATGGGCGCTGGGCCATTAGGCTAGGCCAGATGATGACATAGGGCTATAATGACGTTTATGAAAACTGAATGTATCTGCGAACACTGCGGGAAAACCTTCACCAACCCAGTAAGACGTGCCCGCTTCTGTACCACTCTTTGCAACCGTAAAGCGCGGTTCAAGAAGAACTACATTCCAAGCGAGTACGAGAAAGCAGGGATAGGACGTTCGAATGTGGGAGCAGCCAATGAATTGAAAGTCGCCGCCGATCTGATGCTGCATGGTTACGATGTCTTTCGAGCACTCTCTCCGCAATGCCCCTGTGACCTTGCCATACTAAAGGCTGGCGCCTTACTCCGCGTCGAAGTCAGAACCGGACAAAAATCGCAAGGCAAGAACAAACCCTTCTGGCCTAAGAAAAAACACCTCAAAAATTCGGATATCTGGGCTGTGGTTCTACCGGACGAGATCATTTACGATCCGCCTATCATCGCATCCAAGCTTGGTTCCTCCGTGCGAGTGAGCCGGGAAACCTAATTTTGGTAGCGGGATTGTTAGATTGTCTTTGCTCCAAAGCGTCTTTCATCATCTGAATGTTCTTCTCGTAGATCGCCGTCCATTCGCCCGACCGGGTATCGTCACCTGCGACGGAGTACATATTCTTGAGCGCGAGAGCGGCCACTACGCGGATGTGTTCGCGCGGGATCTCGGGCAACGTGGCAAGCGCATAAGGACTGCCTGCAGCCAAGGCTGGACCGACATTCGTTTTGGTATTGATGATGGTATCGCTGATGATCTTGGTGACCCGATAAACCTGCCCGCCCAGCTCCACAGTCGGATTGCAGATCAGTTCTGCCTGAATCTCTTCCTGGGCCTGCAGGTTCGGCAGCATGCTTTGGTAGTCGGGTTGAACGAGGTTGGTGAAATTCGTGGAAACGCCGGTCACAACGTTGGCTGCTGAAGAGACCACACCTGCGGAGAGGATAGCCAAGGCGATCGGCCAGAACGTATAAGTGACTTCGATTACCGTCCCAACCGCCAGCGGCAAACCCATATTCAGTTGATTCCTGCCGCTCAGAAACCAGCGGTAGGGGCCAGCTTGTGAGGGATTCGCACTCGATGCGCTGTTGATTTCCACGAAGTCTGGATCATTGGGCGAAAGCCCGCGCGAAGTGGAAAACTGCGTCGACCCCGGCGCCATGAAACGGAGTTTGGTGACCTGGTAGAGCCGGGGAGAGACCGCTCCCGACAGTGCCGAGTCGGCATTGAACATCAGATCGTACTGGTACTGCGCTGTGACGGTGGTAACGCGGACGATGTTGGTGAAGTAGTGGTTCTTGAGCTTGGTGATTTCTTCCCAGACGTGGATATAGGCGGAATTCAGTTCCCGCAGGTGCTCCGAGGGATCATACCCAGGGAGCCTCTGCGAGAGGTACTGCACCAGTCCAAAAGCATTCGTTGGGGGTGACTTCACCAACGATAAAACGCCGACTACTGGCATCTAGGTTCTCGGTTGCGGTCCTTTCGGTGGTTCAGGTTTCTGAGTCAGCAGGTGTGCCAACTGGTCAGCCGATTCCTTTCGCGCCGCCCTCATGGAATCCGCAATGGCCACGGAGATGGTCTCGGCGGCCTTCGCGCCAGGATCGCGCAGCGCCTGCAGGGCGTCGACGGTGTACGGCTTGTCCATCTTGAGCACTTCGTAGCACTCATCCACATACGGGCTGGGATCGTAGACACCCTGTCTTGCCTTGGCCATGTCTCTCTGGTTCTCGAAGAACTCAATCTGCTTCTTGCGCCACTTCAGATTCAGATCGCGCGAAACTGGTTCGAGAGCGGCTTTCTCTTTCTCGTCGGGCTCATGGTCGAGCATGATGACGCCCAGTTCGGCAAACTGCGAGGTCACAACCGGCATGTAACGTCTCATGGGGATTTCGACTTCCTCCCCCTGGCGGTCTTTCCAGTCCTTCCTGCGGATCGTGCTCAGGGATTCCGGCAGCTTCAACCACTGCTTCTCGGGAATGAAAGGCAGCGCAATCCCGCCCCAGCGAATATACGAGCCATCAGGCGTGTAGCGAGGCTTGCCGAGAAACTTGGGGTTCGGCAGCGCCTCGCTCGAATATATGAAATAGCTCATCAGTTGCCTCCAAACACAGAATCGTAGTTCTCGCGGTATCTTCGGCTGGTTCCCACCGTCGCGCGTTCCTGACCAAACCCAGCTCTGATGACAGGTCCCGCTGCTTCCGTCATGTCGTCCAAAAATAGACTCTCATCGCGTTCACGTTTGCGCGCTCCGTGACCCGTCAGACTCTGGCAGAACTGACGCACTCCGGATTCGCGATTCGAGTAAGACTCGCGATCGGCGGCCTTGAGTTCCTGAATGTCGGTTTCGGTGATTTCGGCGTGGTCAGTGGTTCGGACGCGGTAAGATTCGCCATTGTCGGCCTTGCCGACGACATCCAGCTTGCCATCGTCCCGCTTGACCGTCGAGAGTCCCCAGTTACTTGGCAGTTCCATTTAGCCTACGAGCGCCCACACTACAGCGGTCGGCACACCCGCGCCGGCAAAGCCAAACTTGAACAGGCAGCCCGAACCGAGTCCTGAAATATCGTAGGCCAAGGCGGAAGTGGCGGCCGTGTCCCCGGTAAGCTGCCCTGTAATGGCAAACGTCGTTTTGATGGGAACGACGAACCAGGTCACGCCGCCATCGAGAGAGCCTTGGAGCGTGGCCGTTGTCCCCACCGCACCGGTGGTCTGGATATTCAGCGTCCCGCGGTACTCCTTCGTCGGCATGGAGACCGTGAAGGCTACGGCGGTATTGGCGGCAATCAGCGTTCCGAGCTTCGCTACTGCGCCATTGGTCAGTTTCGTGACCAGAGAGGGTACAACAACTCCACCCTGGATGTTGACTGTGGCCGATGGCATTAGTTGCCCTTCGAACTGGCGCGGGAGTCAGACTTGTTGCTGATTTTCACAACTTCGTTATTGACTTCCTTGCCGGCCTTGCCCTCCCCCTGGGCACTGAGCGACGTGCTGGAATCCTGGTAGTTGCCTTTGGACCGTGCTTCCTGGTCAATCGGGTTCCCGGAATTAGCATTGGGATCGGGCGTGCCAAGGGCTCCCGAGGCAATGGACTCGGCCATGGCGTTGTCGTCCGCTCCGTAGATGTTCGAATCGCGCATCAGACTTCGAGAACGGCTTCCAAGGGGTAATCGTTCGGGAGCTGGTCCTGGGTGTAGGTTTTGGTCAAGGTCGCGTTCGTGGCTCCGCCGTTCACCGTGGTGTTGAATGACGTGAAATCAGCGGCGGGGATGGCAACCATGAATCGGATACCCCCATTGGGGTTCTGAAACAACATTTGCACGCTGCCCGAAGCCATTTTGGTGGCAATCACCGTTACTGCCTGAATGTTCATGGTCATAGAAGTCTCCTAGTGGCCAAAGGCCCCAAGCAAGGTGCTGACTGTGCTGACGTTGACGGCGTTGGCCACTTCCACGCCCGTTGTCTGCACAAAGAATTGGAGATTGCCGTTGGCCGGGTTGATGACCGCATAGTTCGCGCCCTGAAGGTCGGCAATGACCTGGTAGTAGCCCAGCACGGGCGGCAGTCCTGTTCCCAGTCCATCCGTGGCAAAAGCGTTGAACTGGAAGGCCGATGGAGGAACCGCATACCCCCCGGTCGGATAGGAAGCGTCCCCGGAAACTTTGGCCTGCTTGTAATCTTCCGCGCCAAGCCCGCGCAGCACCTGAGTTACAACACCAGTCACAGCCATTTAGGACTCCTTACGGCTGCTTGCCGTGGTTGCCTTCGGACTTCGCGCGATCGTCGGTTTCCCCATTCACATCCATGGTCGGATCGGGATTGCCGAGGGCTCGGTTGGCTTCTGCGTTTGCCTTGGAATTCGCGGGGTCGTTCCCGTAGATGTCAGGATCGAGAGATGGCGGCATTGGGTATTCCTCCATGTAAATCGTTGCTGCTACTGCAAAATTCGCTACCGCGTCAAACCTTCCGAGGGCATGATTGCAGGGAGAGCACAGCAACCCCCTGATGCACTTGCCGCAAGACTTCTTGCCTGGACAGCAATTGTGGTTGTGGTCAACCGCCAACCGCCTGCCCGAGGAATCGGACATCTTGCAGATCGCACAAACACCGCCTTGCTTCGCAAACCGATGTTCATACTCTTCGAGCGTCATGCCGTAGTACTTTTTCAGATCAGCCTTCTTGTGATGCGCTTTCAGCTCGGCTGGCGTTAATTTCGCTTTCCATCTTCGAGAATATTCAGCGCCAGTCATCTTGTACTCGCGAGCACGTACGCCAGGAGTCTTTTCGCGCCATTGTTTCACATTAGCAACATTGTATCCGGGATGCTTCTTTTGCCATTCCCGCATGTACTCCCGATGCTTTTTCTTCTGCGCTTCAGTTCTCATAAGTCCAATAATATCATGGACTTGGCTAATATCCAGAGGGCACGCTGAGCCCGGACAGCTTCGTATGCCCCGAAGGAATGTAAGTTCCTATATTAAGGCGCGTTTCGAGAAACGCCGTGTAGGCATCGGCATACTGTCCTGCGGTAGCGGAGGGGTTCTGCCGCAGAATGGAGCCGGTTCTGTCGTCAAAGCTGAGTTCGCGGGCGATGACCTTGAACATGAGGTCGCGGTCGACGGCGAAGATATGGTCCTTGGGGCAGTCGGTGTCGATGATCCAAGGGAAGCCTTCCCACTCGACGGCCGTATAGCCAAGATCGAGTTTCTTGTTGGCGTCGTTGAAGCGCTTGAGCGTCCAGCCCATGTCCATGTAGGCGTGGAGCTGGGACAGGTGGGAAATGAATTCCATGGAAGGCGAGACTTTGCCCTGCAGGATTTGGGGAGAAGCGATCATCCGGCGCAGGTGGTCGCGGGAGAGCGCCGGACTTCCTGCCAGAGCAATGACCCCGGCATTGTATTGCGGCTGCAACGAGCGGTTGATGTTCTGGAAGGTGGCGGAGAGGCTTCCATTGTCCAGAATCAGCTTCAAGCCCGCAATCACGTTGTTGAACGAGTCGGAAGCGCCCGTGGTGGCCGTGATGGTGATAGCATCGCCGGCTGCCGTCGTGAAAGCCACGTTCGTGGGGCCGATGACGAAGGTTGTGCCGGTGGCATCTTCGATCGGGTTGGACATCGAAATGATGGTTCCGGTGCCGCGGACCACTGAAGTCGCGCCAACGTGAACGGCAATCATCATGCCCGGCCGGAGCCAGTGCGTTCCTTCGATTGACCCTGAAGCTACCAGCGTCGAGTTGACCGTGATCGAAGTCGTGACGATCGTTCCGAGCAAGCCGAGAACTCCCGTGCCATCGAGGAAGGCATAGATATTCAGGTACTTGATGGCGTTGATCGTGGCCATTTTGATGTTAAAGGCCAGCGCGCGCGCGTAGGTCACCGAATCCGCCCCCGCAGCGTCGAGAGCTGCCCCGGTAAAGCCTACTGAGAGCACGAAGGAGAAGAAGCCGACCACGGCAGACGTCAGCGCTTCTGAGCCGCCCGAAGGCAGGGTTCCGCCATCGCCATACCAGGAGAAGTTGGCGTTGGGCGTGAAGTGCGTGGGAATCTCCATCCCGCGATTCGAGATGGGAGTGCCTTTGCCGTCCAGGTAGCGGTTCCAGATCACAGCAGCCGTATTGAACTGCTTGCTGATCCTTGGATTGAACATGATTTTCATCAACGGCTGGGCCGCAGTGAGATTGAACGCTGGCATTTTCGTGTCCTCAGGTTACCGCGCTGTGCGTTCCAAGGCTTTGGCAAGAGCGTCTTCGGTGGCTTCCCAACTGTCGCTTGCGCCAGCGGGAGGCTTGAAGTATTCGCTCGGCCCGGACTCGAATTCCGCGAAGCCGCGCCCTTGAGCGCGTTCCCGTGCGGTCTTTTCCGATTCCGAAGCTGCCTTACGGTCTCCAGCCCACTCATCGAGAATCCCTTTCATGGTCCGTGGAATATCCGCAAAGTTGCCATTGGAGATTCGCTGGACTACGTTGGGGTCGCTCGAGAGTTCCGCCCCTAACCGGGCGCGGATGGCTTTGGTTTCCGACTTGGTCAGTTTGAGTTCCTGAATGTCCTTCTGTCCAAGAAGGTCATCGACGCGCGAGTCGTATCGCTTCTGTGCCGCTGCGAAGGCAATGGCACTTTCCCGCCTCTGTTCCCTGGTTTCCGAGGCTGCGACCTTTTCGCGTAGCGCTTGTAGTTCCCGCACAAGATCGTTCGTCTGGGAGTCGCCCGAGGGCTTGCCAGAGTCCTTACCTCTGTCGAGCAGGTGCTTATTCTGTTCGAGGAAGGTGTCAGACACGGTCTCTAGGAATCGGTTTCCTATGGCCGGATCAGTGCGTTGGAGCATCTTCACAAATTCTTGAGGATCAGTCTCAATCTGGTTCCTGATGGCGGCCAGAGCTTTGGGCGCCTCCATCAACGCATTGAGTTGGTCTTTCGAGTATCCAGAATCGAGCAGGATCTGGCCAATTTCGGCGGCGTCCAAATTTGGAGGAACAGCGGCAGCCGCACCAGGCTCGGCAGGCTTCGCAGGTTCTGCTGGAGTTGCGTCCGTGACAAACGTGTCACGCAAGGTAGCGTCGGTTGCCATCTGGAGTTACCTTCCCCTCTTGGTAGATCGGTTTGCAAATAGCGGTGCCTCTAATTCTGGCTGTTTCTAGGAGCTGGTTCAGCAAGGCGGCCATGGAAACCCCCTGGCGGAGAGCCTGCACGCAGAGGAAATCGTAGTTCTTCACTTCCAGCTTCAGGTGGTAGCGCGCTTTCTCTGTCTTGCGCTTTTGGCGGGTCATCTAGACAAACAGGCCGTTGAGCGCGTCGTACTTGCGATAGATCAGCGTCACTTTCAGGTTGTTGGAGTTGCCGTCCGGGTCGCCGCCTTGATAATCGGTCGCTCCGTTGATGAGGAAGATCCCCTGGGCTCCTGCCGCCGTCCCAACATTTTTCGGAGTCGAGTTGGCACCGACGACTTGGACGCTCTGTGAGTTTTTGTCCAGCAGTCCGAGTGAACTTCCGGCGATGTAGGAGAGTCCGGAAAAAGTGTCGCGCACCTGAAGGTCTCCGGTGGCAAGGTTGCTGAATATCGCTATCCCTCCGCAGGTCCAGTCCAGCACCAGTTGCATGGGAATGGCTTTGTAGCGCGAAGGAATCACTGGGAATAGATTCACTGGTGTGGTGCGCAGAGACAGCAGTTCCGCGTCGTGCAGCGTGTACGAAACCACATAAATTGGGGCTGTCATGGGGATTTCCTCCTCAGTTGATGATCCAGTAGGAATAGCATTCAGGATTTACAGTGATGGTTGACATGTTGATGGTGAAACTCACACCATTTGCCTTCGACGCCAGAAGGACCGCGGGAGGGACGGTTGGAGTTGTGTTGCAGGTAACTCCAAGATCAAGACCTGCGGCTGAGTTTGGCTGAACTATGATTGTAGGGGCGCTGCTGCCGATTGCGGTTGTAGATATGACGCAGGTTCCAGTTGAAGCAGTCGTTGCACAGGAAAATTCCCCAGCAGGAGCAGCGCCACATGCCACTAAGGATGGATTGGCAGATGTACCGACGGCGTTGCAGGGGGCGTTGTTTGTTGAGAATTTACCAGCAGCCAGATTATTCACAACAGACAATGAAAACATTTGGCTGCCATTTGCGCGTGTAGTTATTGTTCCAGC